AAAAGCACCAAAAAACGGTTGACTTTGTGGTCCAGACCGGCTATAATAAGAGCATGAACAGTAAGAAACCCACCGCCCGCAAACGCCGATCAGATCGCAACCATGCGATCTACGAACTCTACTGTGATGTCACAGGCGAGTCCTACATTGGTGTAACCGTAGTTGATGGCTCAGCACTGGCTTCGGTGCGCGGCCGCTTCAACCGGCACTTGAGCCGCGCCAAGACCGAGAGCAAAGATTGGTTCTTGTGCGAAGCACTTCGCAAGTATGGTCGTGAAGGTTTTACGCCTTACCTGCTTGAAGTGGTTCGCGGCAAGGCCCAGGCCCATGCTCGTGAGCGCGAACTCACTGCTGAACTGCAACCTGCACTCAACACCCTGTGATGAGGATCACCATGCTGAAGATGATGATTGTTGCATTCGTTATTGTCTTGGGCCTGTTCATGCTCGATGACAGTTCTGCCATGGACCAGTGCCAAAAGCGCCACACCTTTGAAACTTGTTTTTATGCCCTCAACCGTTAAGGAGACCGCAATGACCACCAAGACTGATATCGTGAATCTGCTTCGCACCAATGACCGTGCTGTGGCTCGTGCATTGGTTGTGCTCACTGAGCGCCAGACTGCTACCGAGCAGGCCTCAGAGGCTACCATTAACCGCAATGGCGAAGGTTTCCGCCCTTGCCATGCTCGTATGGGGACCAGCATGGCCCAGTTCTATAATCGTCGTGGTTACTTGTCTCCCAAACAAATTGCCTATTGGCGCCAACCGCAAAAGAATGGGCAGACTAGGATCGAAGTCTATGCGGGCCAACTGTTGGATATTGCTCTGGCCCGTGCCGCGGCACAAGTCCAGGACCCCAATGCCTATGCTGAACGGTCTGCGGACCTGGATGCTGTGGCTTATGGACAAAACGGTTGACACGCACATCAATTGACTGTATAATATTCACTATCAACTCACAAAGGAGAACCTAAATGGCCACTCGTTCTGCAATTGCTGTCACTCACGGCACCGTAGTCAAAGGCGTTTACTGCCATTGGGACGGCTATATCGATCACAACGGCGTGATCCTCCAGGAGCACTATGATTCGGCCAAAGCCAATCACCTGGTGGCTCTGGGCGATGTTTCTAGCCTGCAACCCGAAATTGGTGAGAAGCATGCATTCAGCCAAATTGGCAGTGGACTCACTCAAGAAGAATATAAAAGCCGTTACGGCAACATGACCACTTTCTATGGTCGCGACAGAGAAGAAGCAGACACAAGTTGGAAGGTATTTGCTGATGCCGACGAGTTCATGGCCTACTTTGATGGCTGTGGCTGTGAATACTTTTATCTCATGCACGAAGGTGTTTGGTATGTGAACCAATATGGCCGTGGCTGGGAACGACTTGACAAAGTCATTGTTGGTGAATCTGTTCTGCAAGACGCTTAACTTTAGGAGACAATCATGAACGTTCAAGAAATCAACCGTAGCATTATCACTGGCACTTTTACCAATGAGCAGTTGAACAGCATCATGGATGCTGTCAAGAATGCTCGCAGTCAACTGGGCCGTGGTATTTTGTTTGAACTGCGCCGTGGTGCCAAGGTCAAGTTTGTCAGCAACCGCAATGGTCAAACCTATACCGGCACCGTAGAAGACATCAAACTCAAGAATGTGATAGTTACCACGGGCCTAGGAAAGTTTCGTGTTCCTGCCAACATGCTAGAGGTGGTATAATGCTAGACATTCGCGCTATTATTCAAAGCATTGGGCGAGGTATTGACCGAATCAACACAGAGGATATCACCCCCGAGGAGTTGGTCAAGACCCTGGAAGTTATTGGCGGCCTCAGTAAGGCCGCGGCTGAACAGGTTCGCAAGGACCTGGCTGAACGTAGTTTTAACCAAGAGGTATTTTAAGTGGAAACTGTTTTTCAAACCATTGGTGATGGCTACTGGAGCAACCGCCAGGCCCGTGTTCGAATTGTCAGCATTGATGTGCCTTACCTTGACAGCACGGAAACTGAATTTGCTGAACTGGTTGTGGTCTTCAATGTGCAGGATTGGAACTGCGAGCAACATGGACTGATCTACACGGATAGCCAATTCCTGTCAGATTTACGCCAACATTTCGTTGACAATGGCTTTAGTCAAAGTGCAGTCAACGACATTGAATACAGCGAACAAGGTATGCAAGGTGATGATTATGTGAGTCTCGACGTTGGCGAAGTGTTCCTGCGTGAATGGCGACTCATGCACGAAATTTATTCCCCTTACATTGGAAGTTAGAATGAAAAATCGCTATGGTGATGAATACAGTTTTCTGAAACTTTCAGACAACACCTACACCATTGTTGGTGATCTCAAATACTGGCGCTATGGTGGCCGCGAAGGACAGGAACAGATGGACCTAACTGATCTAGGTTTTGTTGACCCCAGCGGTGGACCATTTATTTCTGTTGGAAGTGTAATCGAAGGACGCAAAGTTACCAAAATCCAACTTGCAGGTGATCAACTAGTATTTGAGGTTGCTTGACCATGTCATGGGTTGAATTCTTTCGATCCATGTCCACGATACTGGGTTCACTGTTGCTGGTGGTAGTGATAGTGTTTACAGCCTGGATGCTGACCAGACACAAATAAATCATTATCTTTTCATATTATGGCTGTGTATCTATCATATATACTGCCAGTTTCTTTTGGAGGAAAACTACATGGCAGATTTTGCAGACGAAGCGCAAGACGCAATGGAGCAGGCGGCCTATTTGGCCAGCCTAGTTCGTAAACAAACGCCCAGTTTACCAGTGGGCGAATGTTTGGAATGCGGAGATACGACTCCGGGCAGTTTCTGCTGTCCTGATTGTCGGGACGGTTACGAACTTAGAGAAAAAATGCGCCGTATCAACGGCCAAGGTTAAACAACCGGTCTGCATCACTGCTAAATGTAGTGATGCAGATTAAAGTGAATCGCGAACTTGCCACAGGCCTGATCTTTGTGATCACAGGCCTGTTCTTCTTATATTTTGGACGAGGTTATGGCCTAGGTGACCCACTCAACATGGGACCTGGGTTTTTGCCGTTTTATCTGTCTTGGACTTTGGTGATCCTGGGCACGATACAATTGGGCCGGGCTTGGCGTGTGCGCGATAACATTGATATTGATGTGCTTCGTCCTGTGGTTGTCATGGCCAGCATTGCAGGATTTGCTTATTTCTTGCCTTGGATGGGTGCCATCATTGGTGCAGGTTTGGTCATGCTGATTTCGGCCATACTGCATCCAAAATTTAACTTTAGACTCTGGCTAATATCTTACCTAGTGGTCATTGCTTTGATACTGATATTTAAGTTTTTACTAGGGAGCACTATACCGCTATGGACTTTTTAACCTACGGCTTGGCCACTGTTTTAGACCCTACCAACTTACTGTTTTGTTTGATTGGTTGTGTGATTGGCACATTGATTGGTGTGCTACCTGGGCTAGGACCCACTGCCACAATTAGTATGCTGTTGCCAGTGACTTATGGTCTTGGACCCTTGCCCAGCATTGTTATGCTGGCAGGTATCTATTATGGTTCCATGTATGGTGGTTCCACGTCTGCAATCTTGTTAAACATGCCAGGAGAACCTGCATCAGTAATGACCTGTATTGATGGCAATCGCATGACTAGAAATGGTCGTGCAGGTGTGGCCATCTTTACCGCGGGCATGAGCAGTTTCATTGCTGGCATCATGGCCACGTTTTTAATTGCTATCTTTAGTCCACCACTGAGTGAACTGGCTTTTAAATTTGGACCCGCTGAATTTTGTCTGTTGATGGTGTTGGGGTTTGTCACTGTTGGAGTAGTTACCACAGGTGACATGCTCAAGGGCATAGGCATGGCCATCATTGGTATTTTACTGGGCACGGTGGGAACGGACATCAACTCAGGTGTCATGCGCTATACATTTGGCATTGCTGATCTTGCTGATGGTATAGGCTTTGCCATTGTTGCTGTGGGCTTGTTTGCCTTTGCAGACATAGCCAAAAACCTAGCAGACAAAATGGACTTTAGTGTCTATCGTGGCAAGATCAATTTGATACCGGCTTGGAGTGATGTTCGCAGACTGATCCCTAGCAGTCTACGTGGTGGCGCCATTGGTAGTTTCTTTGGACTTATTCCTGGAGGTTCAGCGGCCATGAGCAGTTTTGCCGCTTATGCTGTGGAAAAGAAGTTCAGCAGTCACCGCGACGAAATTGGCCAAGGTGCAGTAGAAGGTGTAGCAGGTCCTGAAAGTGCCAACAACGCCGCTAGTCAAACAGGCTTTATACCTTTGCTGAGTCTTGGCATTCCAGAAAATGCTACCATGGCCTTGATGCTGGGTGCCTTGATCATCAATGGCATTCAACCGGGTCCTATGGTCATTGTCAAGCAACCAGAACTGTTCTGGGGCATTGTAGCGTCAATGCTGATTGGTAACCTAATATTGGTCATACTCAACATTCCGTTGATTAAAATTTGGGTGCAGATGTTGAAGGTGCCTTATCATGTGTTGTATCCTGTGATCATTGCTGTGTGTTGCGTGGGTGTCTACAGCATTGGCAACAATCCCAATGATGTCATTATTGCTGCCGCATTTGGTCTTGCTGGCTACTACTTGTTGACCTTGGGTTTAGAGGCCGCACCGCTGATGTTGGGTTTGATCCTAGGACCCATGTTTGAAGAATATTTCCGACGACAAATGATGATAGCCAACGGCAGTCTCATGCCTTTCATTGAACGACCAATTTCGTTGGCTTTGACTGTGGCGCTGGCAGGTGTTGTAATCTACGGACTTTATAGAATGTTTCGTAAAGGACCAATAAGTAAGTCGTTGGATTTCACAGAGAAGCCCAACCCATAAAATTCTTTAGAGAAAAGGATTAACCATGAAAAAGTTCATTGGCCTAGTTATGGCCACACTAGTATCAACGTCTGCTCTAGCGCAGACAACAATTGCTATACAAAACCCGTATAGTCCCAGTCACTCAGCCACACCAGCACTATTAAAGATAGTAGAAACTGCCAACCAAAGTCAACCTGACTACCGCTTTGTTGTTGAATACAAGCCTGGCGGCAATCAAACAATTGCATTGAAAAACCTAGACCAGGACCCGCAAAATCGCTTGGCCATCATTGCTCCTGCTTTTGTTGAAAACACCAGAAACGGAAGTGTGCAGACTCGCAATTATGTGCCTGTGCATGCCTTAGGTGATGCTTGTTGGGCAGTGATTTCTAACCTGGGGGCAGACCTAAATGCACTTCGAGGACAACGCGAAGTTATAGTTGGTGGAGTAGGTTTTGGCAATGCCGCACACTTGACAGGACTGGCCGTTGGTGAGAAGTTGGGTTTCCGAGTCAAATACATTGTATTCAAATCCAACAATGAAGCATTGATTAACATGGCTGGCGGCAATGGCGTAAACTTTGTGATTGACAAAGTAGACCGCGATAACTTTGAAGCACTACGTCAGCGCAATCCTGCACTGAATATTGTGGCCGCTAGTTGTCCATCACGACTACCCGACTTTCCGCAGGTTAAAACCCTAAAAGAACAGGGCTATAACACTCCTTACATTTTCAACATCACAGTGGCTCACACAGACATGCCTCAGGCCACCAGAGATCGTTTAGGACGTATTCTCACTGATGCTACAATTCGTGTAGGTGAAGCAGAGATCTACAGACTCAGTGGCATGCGCCCACCTGTGTTTGATCGTGTAACTGCCGAACAGTTTTATCGTCAAAGCACAGAGTTGGTAGGCACACTACTGACACGTTATCAAGAACACATTCCCAAGCAATGAAAAATTGGCAAGAAATTTACTTTCTGATATTGGTGGTGATAGCATTGATCATAATGTTTGCATTGCCTTTTATATTTCCTTCAGAAATGTTAAATCAAGCAATTAGGGATTTTAATTTCTAACAATAAATATCCCATGCTAGTAAGAGATTTATTTGAAGCGGCCACCAGTGTTCTATACCACTACACCAGTATCCTAGATGCTAAAAAAATCTTGGATACTGGTGTTTTTGAGTTGAGTTCTGTGGTAGGCAACAAAAGCGAAGAATCGTATGCTCCGCCGGGCCACCCTTATTTTTTCTCAACCACTCGCACCAGATTGGGTGATTATCATCGTTATGTGGGATCAGGCGGCGTCTTGTTTGTTTTAGATGGGCAGTGGTTTAATCAACGTTATAAGGCGAAACCCATTGACTATTGGGAACGTTCTTGGAACTATCCTGAATCAGGACGAAGTCGAGAGGCCGAAGATCGTATTTTTAGTCGAGAACCCACTATACCCATTGACGGTGTGCAAGAAATCCATGTGCTGATGAAGGAACAACACGAGTGGCGCAGTCCAGCGGCTAGAAAACTGCTGATTGCTGGTAAACGTGCAGGAATATCCACATTCTTTTACACTGACGAAAAGTCCTGGCGTTTGTTAAACAAACAAAAAACTGTTCGACCTGATCGCGATACACCAGAACTAAAAGGGCACGAGCCACAGCGCATCAACAGGCCCGGTCGTGACTATCTTGCTCCTTGGCTAGAACTCATACACAAAAAGAGCAAGACAGAACTCAGCAAAGAAGGCGAGAAATTGCGCTATAATTTGCTGATGTATGGCGCCAGATACGACAATGAAGATCAGAATCTTGGTGTTGACCTTAGCAATGCTAGAAAACCTGGCAGTGAAGATCGTCCTACAGCCATTAAAATCATTGGCTACATGCAAAAAAATGGCTACAAGACCACACACGAATTAAAAAAAGCCATGGTCAACAAGTGGGATGCTATAAGTTATCCTGCCAATTAACCGGTATTAAATCAATAAATAACCCAAGGATGCGTAAGCACCTAAATTAGGAGACACTAAATGTTTAATTTTCTGAAAAACTTGTTTGGCACCAAGAAGGAAGAAGCCAAGCCAGTAGAAGCAGAAGCACCTGCCAAGGTCGAAACACCAGCACCAGTTGCGGTTGAGGGCGCAGGTCTTGTTGAAACTATTCAAACAGCAGGCATCACTACAAATTGGCCTTTCCCAATGGATCCAAAGCCAGCCGAAGGCGAAAAGAAAGTCAAGGCTAAAAAGGCTCGCGCTCCAAAGGATGCATCTGCTTCCAAGAAGCCACGTGCTAAAAAAGCCAAGCAGTAATTAAATGTATCTTAGAGAAGTATTGGCATATAGTTTGGTTACAGAAGGCGGGCATGCTTTCAAGCATCCTGACGGGTCACCACGCACCAAACAACAGGCCACTACTGCTGAGGTAGATGCTACACTTAAAGCCCTGGGCAAAAGAATCGGCATTGATCTAATATCAATGAAAACAGGTTCAACAATCTACCCAGACAAGATCACTGGCGACGGTGACACCATGCTGGATCCTGCAGACTTTATCAAGGTTGATCCCAAAGCACCTGCCAAGGAAACACAAAATCGTTTCCGCGAATGGCTGACCAGTAAGTTGGTTGGAGCCGGATTCAAAGACACCATCAATATCAAAAAACAAAGCGATGGTATCACAGTTGAAGCACCTATTCCTGGCACAGACGAAACTCTGCAGATCGACCTTGATATTTCTGAACCCGGTGATGGCAAGTTTGCTCGTTGGGCACGTCGTGGCGAGCCTGGCGAAGCCAAAGGTGTATTCCGTCAAATTTTAAAGAGTGCCATTGCTAGAACTCTAAATCCCAATTGGAAGTGGAGTTACAAAAACAGTTTGTTTGACGAAGAGTCCGGCAAGACCTTGACCAAAGACCCAGATAAGATTGCCAAACTAATGTTTGGAAAAACTGGTAAGGCCTCAGACTTGGACAACATTCAAACTATTGTTGCTAAATTAAAACAAACACACCCTGACATCTATCAAACTGTCATTGACAAAGCCAACGAAGGCATTGCCAAAATGGGCTTTGAATATAGGTTAAAATAATCAATGCTGTTGCGTGAACTAATTTCTGTTGCTGAAAGTGTGGGATTGGCACAGCGTCGGCCTGGTGACAAGTTTGTGTCACCCCAAGGCGGTCCTATTTTATATTTTCAACGTCTAGACTTTTATCCCGATTCAGGTAGTTTTGGCAGTGAAGAAGAAATGCAAACTGCCATTGACAAATTAGATTTAACCATTGAATGGTCAAATCAAAGTCGTGGTAGTTTGGGTTTTGGCATTGCACAATTCAAAGACGATGCTGACAATACCTATCACTTGGGTAGATACTTCAGAACTATCAGTGCCAACAGATTAGAAAATCGTTTCCCCAATGACTTGCCAGGCGGTTACAGACTGCAAAGCAAGGCAGCGATCAAAGAGCGTTCAGGCTACAAGCCCACAGATATTTTAACCAACCTGAAGGATCAAACTCCAGATGGTGTGTTGAATCAAATCATTGCCAAATTTGGCGAAGACAGTGATGAAGTTCGTGCCACCAGAGCATTCATGGAATCAACTTCATACCCCATGAGATTGCCATTGGGCAAAATGAACTTTGATGCGTTCACCAACTACTTCTGTGAATTGCTACAGCCGATGGCATTGGTCATGGGCAAGATGTTGAACGGCAATGCCCATGAAGCCGAAAAAGAGTTTTTGGGTGGACAAGGATTCAATACTTGTAAGATAACATTTGGTGGCGGCAAAACAGAAGGACTCACTGATTCAACATTGACAAATCCTGCTGGTGCCAGCATTGGCATCAGTAGCAAAGCCAAGTCCGGCGCCAAAGCATCTGCAAGAAATCTCGATGACAAAGTCAAGGAGTTGACAGGCACTGATACTGGCCGAGACATGTTGTCAAACTTTCCTGATGAAATCAAAATCATCAATGACATTGTGGATGGCGGCTATGATGGCGGTCCATTGAATCTTGCCATGCAGTTTGGCATCATTACTCAACAAGAACATGATCAGATTCGCAGCCTGCGTAAATTAGGTCCACAAGAAATCATTGGCAAAGGTCTTATTTCTCCTAGACTGGAACAAATGTATGCAGGTCGCAACGTCAAAGATCCTGCTCGTGTAGTGCCATTTTTCCATTTGTTGGCCACTTGTGCTTATGCAGTGGCCGCGCATGTCAATGAGAAAACTAAATTTTCCAAGGCCGCATCAGCAATTCTCAACCACGGTGCATTCATCCAAGTTTATACCAATGCACGTCAACAAGGCACTGACATTGTGTTAGACAAGTTTGATGCCAAGTATCCCAGCGAGGCTGTTACAGATGTTCTATTAAGTGCTGAGAAAACTTATTTCAGCACTGGCAACAAAGGCAACTTTACATTCCACATTCTCAAGAACGGTGCAACAATGACCGACGTTGAGGCCACAGCAGATGACGATGTTGTTGAACCTGCGGCACCTAAAAAGGCTCCAGTTAAACACGGCACTCTGCGCTCTGAAAAGTAATTTAAAATTATAACAATTACAATTAAACCAGCACTTTTGTTTTCGCTCCCCAGCATTTAAATAGTCCTAACAGTAAGGTCCTGGAGGTCTTACTTTGTCGGGAGCCACTCGCAATGAAAGCCAAACATTTTCTTGGCATGGCAGTGATTGTGTGTTCAACCACTGCTTCAGCCTCAGAGATTGTTCATCAATTTAACAGCCCCTCCTTTTCAGGAGTGGGTTATTCTAGTCATGTCATGACAATTTACAACATGGAATTGACTAGAAAACTTGCTATTGCCGCAGAGAAGAAAGCAGAACAACTGAAGGCCGAGCAAGATGCAAAAAATACAACAATGGCTCGATTCATCAGCAATCTTGAATCAAGAGTCTATAACGAACTAGCCAGACAAATAACTGAAAAGTTATTTGAAGGCACAGGCACACAAGTTCAAGGCACATTTGCCTTCAACGGCGGAACCATTTCCTATGTCAAGACTGGTAATTTAATCACCATTACCATCACTGATGCCAACGGTAATATAACAACTATGACCGTTCCTATTGGTGATTTTGGATGGTTACAACCATGATGAAAACTGCTATAGCCCTTGCCGTGTCACTAGCACTGGCTGGTTGCGGAACTATGGGCAATAATTTCCGCGAAATGATTGACGCAGGTCCACAAGACCCAAGCGTAGTTCAAACTGAACTAAAGACTAGAATAGATCTACCTCCCCCAGCAGGTGGTGCTGTTGTAGTGGCTGTTTACAATTTTCGAGACATGACTGGACAACGTAAGAGTCAAGCCAATGTGGCCAGTTTGAGTTCAGCAGTAACACAAGGTGCAGATGCGTATTTGATTCGCAGTCTACAAACAGTTGGTGGTGGTCAGTGGTTTAAAGTTGTAGAGCGTGGCGGACTTGACAACATTGTCAAAGAACGTCAGTTGATTCGTCAAATGCGCGAACTCTACGAAGGTAAAGATGCTAGACCCTTGCCTCCAATGGTGTTTGCTGGTATGATTTTTGAAGGCGGCATTATTGGCTACGATTCAAATGTCATGAGCGGCGGCGCAGGTGCTAGAATACTGGGCATTGGCGCACAAACAGAATATCGTCAAGATGAAGTGGTAATCAGTCTTCGTGCAGTTAGCGTTGCCACTGGCGAAGTATTGGCATCAGTTACAATGTCTAAAACAGTAATCAGTTTCCAAGACAAGGCTGGTGTCCTAAGATTCAACGAACTTGGCACAAGAGCAGTTGAAGCCGAAATTGGTAGTGCTACCAATGAGTCAATGAACAAGGCTGTGCAATTGGCTATCCACGGTGCTGTTATTGAAATGATCAGAGAAGGTGAACGCAAAGGTCATTGGCAATTCAAGAAAGATGTTAGTCCAGCACCTAAGTTAGAAACTGCTCCTGCTGTAGTTCCTCAACCAGTGGCACCTAAGGCAGAAGCACCCAAGGAGGAAAATAAAAATGTCGTGGTTCCGAACAACGCCGCACCTAAAGCAGAAGCAACACCACCTGTATCCACACCACCACAGTTGGATGACACAAAGGTATCTAGAAACAGCCCGGCAACAGCAACAGCCGTTGCCCCAGCAAAAAGAACAGCAAAAGTAATTGCTGATGGTGTAAACGTCAGAGAGACAAAAGTTAGTGGTAGTCCTGTATTGATAACAGTCAAGAAAGGCACCATTGCCACCATTATTGGAACAGAAGGACGAGTGGTTAATATTGAAGTCCCTGGACCAAACGGCCCCATCAAAGGATGGACATTGGCCGAATTAGTAGAAGAGGTTAGGAACTAATAAGATTAGTTCGTGGAAAGGTTAAACCTAAAATGTCTACAAACACACAGAGACTACTCACTATCTTGGCTTTGATTGGCCTTGCAACACCTGGCGCAGTTGCGGCTCAAAACAAAGTGTTTATTGAGCAAGTCGGAAACACCAACACCGTGTCAATCACGCAAGTTGGTAGCACTAACCGTGTTGGTAATTCTGGTAGCGGAAATCAATCATCTATCACAGGAAGCAACAACACGCTGACCACAAGCCAAACTGGTGACAGCAACATCATTGATTACGCTGTTATTGGTAATGGCAATACTATTAGTAAAACTGTCACAGGTGATACTAACCAAATTACCTTTACCTGCGGTGACGGAACAACATCCTGCACATCAGTGACCAGCACTATGACTGTTGCTGGAGATCTTAACACAGTAACATCAACTATCAAAGGTTCAAATATTACCAATACGTTGGGTATCACTGGTGATTCAAATACAGTAACACAAACTATTACAACCAGTAACAGTTCAAGCAACATCACAATCTTAGGTGATTCAAATACATTCACATCAACTATGAGTGGAACTAGTGCAGGTGGTGGTCACAGTTTAGTTGCCGCAGTTACCGGCACCAGTAACACACACACAGTTACACAGTATGGCGTTGTTGACACAGTTGTCAGCATTGTGACCAATGGTAACTCAAACACAGTGACAGTCAACACTGGCAAGAATTGATGAATGAAAAGGTTGTTCTTATCATTGATGCTTGCGATGCCAGTAGCGGCTCAGGCCGCTATTGGCTCAGTCACTGATCAAACAGGTGCTGCCGTAGAAATTAAACGCGGCAAAGAAACCATTGTTGGTCGTAAAGATGTAGGCATTGAAAGCATGGACTCCGTCAATGTTGGTTCACGTTCTGAGACCAACATTACATTTCGTGACAACACACGAGTAAAAATCAAAGAGAATTCAAGACTGGTCATTGACGACTTTGTGTTTGACCCTAAAAAGTCTGATGCTGGTAAAATGGCCATCAAAGTTGCGCTGGGCACAGTTCAATATGCGTCTGGACAAATTGCCAAAAATAACCAACAGAACATGAACATCAAAACTCCCACTGCTACCATTGCAGTCAGGGGCACAGATTTTGCCATGACTGTTGACGAAGTAGGTAAAAGCACAATTGTTTTGTTGCCCAGTTGTCAAGATCCCAGAGACATAGGCAGATATGAAATTGCAGGTAACTGCACCGTTGGACGCATTGATGTAGAAACAGATGCTGGATTGGTGTCATTGACTCAACCATTCACAGCAACATTTGTTTCGGATGCCAACCAGCCACCCATTCAGCCTGTGAAGATTGAGGCCAATATCTTGGCCATCAACAACGATCAAAACCTAAGATTAGCCGACACTCTCAGAGAAGCCGTAACTGAACGCGAACAACGAAAAGACAGCGCCAGAGACCGATCTAGAACTTCCGACGACGAGCGCAAAGTAGCCAAAGAATCTACACAGTCGGCGTCCAGTAGACAAGGTGAAGCAGAAACACGACTCATTGGTGGTGCCAATGGTGCCGGGGCTGGTGCAGAAACTGCGGCCAATAACTGCCACCCATTCAACGAGTGCGGCAATGAAAAAGGGCATAATTGGTATTATAGAGTTGATGATGAAAGAGGAAATACTATTATGATTAGGTCAGGTGAGAAGTTTGATAACACTACCTATTCTATTTCTATCAACAGCAACGACCTCAGCACCAGAGTAGTAGGTGACGGTTCTAACAAAGTGACTGTGAGGATTTGGAACAAATGAAACATTGGAGGCTGTGGCTATACTCCGTTTTAATTTCAATTCCATTGACTTTAACTAGTCCTGCGGCCTGGGCGCAGAACATAGGATTTGAGTCAGGAAATCTTTCGGGGTGGACTTCGGCCGGCAACGATGTCACCATCAGCACTGGCGTCAACAATGTTTCGTATGGTGGAGGCAAGACCTGGACTATCACACCGTATGGCACATATATGGCACAATTATATCCGTCAGGTAGTGTGACCTTTGATGCCACTACTGCTAATCTGGGTTTGACCAGCGCAGAAAATTCTGCCATTAGAAGTTTCATGCAGGCCAATGCTGGTGGCGGCAGTCCTACTCCTACAAATGGCACTTGGATTAAACGAACTGTTTCACTACAAGCAGGTGTCACTTACAGTTTTGCCTGGAACTATTTGTCCACTGACTATACACCCTATAACGATGGTTCAATGATGACATTGACGCACACTACCAATGCTGGTGTCACTCCTACACTGAACAATCTACAGCAAAGATATGCCTTGCTGGGCTTTACCAATCCTGGATCTGGCAACTACTCCACTGATTCCTATGGTTCTACAGGTTGGCAATTGGCAACATTTACTGTGCCTGAATCAGGTGATTATGTGTTGGGCTTTGCTACCTTTAACTTAGGTGATACCGTTCTAAGCCCGCAGTTGTTCATCGACGAGATACAAGGTGCTACCTTGTTGAACAACCAACCTTTTGCTCCTGTGGCACCCAACGCAGGATCGTCAGCACCCACAACACCCAGTGGTCCAACACTCTGCTGTGGTGGTAGTGCCGCACCTATCACTGCCAACGCGGCATTTGTCACTCGTGTGCAAAACTTTTCTGCCACTGGCGACAACAAAGTAGTCATTGAGCAAATAGGTAACACCAACTCAGTGTCCGTAACTCAAGTTGGTGCTAAAAATTACACTGAATATCGCGTGTCTGGGTCTAACAATACTGCTACCATAACACAGAATTCCAACGCTGTCACAGATGCCAATTACATTGAAACCCTAATGGTAGGTAGCAACAATTCAACCACTATTGATCAAACCAGCACAGGCGGAGCCAAGGGTGTGCTGTTGTCTGTTACCAACAACAACAACAGCGTTAATATACAACAGCAGGACTCAGGATCACACTATGCTGAAATTTCTCTGTCTGGTGGCAACAAAACTGTTAACCTAACTCAACAAGGATCTGCTGGGCACATGGCTCGCATTGAATTATCAGGCGGCGCCACTTCCATAACAACTACACAGACTGGATCTGTGCAACAGCATTACTCAATCACACACAATTGCGCGAGTAGCAGTTGTTCTGCCATTACTGTCACCCAAGGACAGTAAATAGTGATTTACAAAGGAGCCACAGATGTTTAAAAAAAGTATCGTGGCGTTCCTATTCTGCCTAACCAGCACCATAGCCAACGCCCAAAGTGAAAGTGCGTATTCAAGTCAAAAGCCAGTGCTGTGCGACAATGCCAAAAAAGTCTTGTCTGCACTCATGGAAAAATGGGGAGAGATTCCTGTTTGGACTGCCAAAGACGGGCAAGATGACAGCCGTTATTTGTTGCTGGTAAACTCCAAAACACGCACCTGGACTCTGCTACAATTTACTCCAGAAACCGCTTGCATTCTAGGGCTAGGTGAAGAGTCTAATTTTGCTGGCCGCGACAAAAGTAGTATCTAAACTCAAGTAGTGCCTTTGGTAAATAAGGCACTATGAAGATTTCTGCAATTTCTAAATCCACACAGCCGCAACCCAAAGTGGTTGAAGCCACATCTGCTTTATCTGAAGTCAACATGAGCCCCAGCGCCTTGGCACAATTTGCCAAGGATGCTGACAAATATGGCGTTCGTGCAGGCTTTGAAGCAGAATTATTGTTTACAAAAATTGGGCCGCGCAACGACGGTGATGGCGAATCCAGCCCCGATTATGAAAACACCGATGAAGGTATTCGTAGTCGCACTACCTTAGATGAACTACAAGACTTTTTTTCCGAAACAACAGGTCGCAACAGTCGTGTTTGGGCCAACATGGAAGAAGCCTACCTCGATGGTGTCTATGAAAAAGCCCAGGAGTTTGTTGACGAAAACATTGACGAGCGTGTGCGTGAACGTGTGCTGGACGAAATCTCTGAAGACGACAGACTCTACAACTATCTCACTTCCAACGGTCACAGCGACGAAGACATTGAAAAGATCATTGCCGCTGGTAATGATGCTCCACAATTTACTAGATCGTCAGAACAACGGGCCTATGCCGACGAAAATCCCTTGTATAAGTTTTGGCAAGAGGCACAGGATGCTGTAGAAGAAGAACTAGAATCCGAAATGGATCGCATGCGTGAAGAAGTTGAAGAAGAACTGCGTGACGAGTTCATGGGCGACAACGAATACTACATTGGTGAATGGCTCAACGACAACGGTATTGATACCATGAGCGAGTTGGCCAATGAATATGACCTTTATTGGCCGCACTGGACAGAAAATACTGAATTTGAAGCATTCGATGAAGAGGATATGGCTTCTGCCGCTGAAGATTTAGAAGAACTGTTGGGTATAGATGTCAGAGTCTCTGGCGGTTACCACCACGCTGAAAGAAACGACAGCAGTTATATCATTGAACCTGACGGTAGTCTAGAGCCCGACGATCCAGAAGAACACGGTTCTGCCGAAGTGATTAGCCCACCAATGCCATTGGATCAAATGATTGATCATGTCAAGAAAGTTATTCAATGGTCCAAGAGTTACGGTGGGTATACCAATAAAAAATGTGGCCTGCATGTGGGTGTTAGCCTTCCTGACATGAGCAAGGTTGACTATGTGAAATTGGCTCTGCTCATGGGTGATGAGTATGTGCTGAAAACATTTGGTCGAGAAATGAACACCTATTGCGAAAGCGTGTTCAAAAAAATTGCCGGGAATCGCAATGAACAAACAATAGCACAGGCAATTGATGCACTGAAAACTGGCATGATTGGTGTGGCATCTACTGCACTAAAATACAGCGTGTTCAAATCCACGGGCACCACAGAAAAGTTTGTCAGTGCCAACTGGAAAAATCAATACATTGAATTTCGCAGTATGGGCGGAGACTA